CGGACTGGAGGGTCGCATAGGTGACCGTGCCATAGAGTCCGTAAAAGTGTGCTACGCCGTAATCGATTGCCATAGTCGTATGGGTTTAGCCAAGTGTCAAGGGGACGGCGGCATGACGCCCCAGACGGTGTATTCCAGCACGTTGCCGTAGCGTCGCTGGCTCATGCCTTCCTCGTCGTTTTCAATCCACAGGTCGTACAACTGGCCGTCCGTGGAGGGGTTCCAGAGGGCTTGCAGGGCCGGAACGTCGCGCATGGCTCCGATGACCTCCACGACCCTAGCGCGGTGGGCTTCCAGCGTCTCGTCGTCGGCGGACGAGTAGATGTAAAGTTTCAGGGTCGCCTTGTAGTTGCCGAGGGTCTGGGAGCCGAGGTCTTCGATGTTGCTGCTGGACTCGGCGTGGGCGATGATGATCGGGATGACCCGGATTTCGTCGGTCACGCCCTTGTGGACGGCGACGCCTGGGAACAGAGGTTCAAGGTAGCCGGCCACCCTGTTCTCGAGGACGGTTCGGAAACTGAAGAAGGGAGGGTTGGACATCAGGGTGTATTGGTAAGGGATAGGTTGAACCCGTTTTGGAGCCGGCTGATTACGTCGGCTAGTTTACCGTGGTTGCGCGGGGCTTGCAAATGCTTCAGCATGGCAACACGCATGGCGAACGCCCGGTGATTCATGGCCATACGCATGAAGTGGTAGCCTTGGCTGTAGTTACGGCCTACGGTTGAGCCGAGTTTGATGATGGGATCAGGGCCAGTAAGCCTCGGCTGAAAGATTGAGGTATCTGAACCCTGCTTGCTAATCCAAGCAGAAGTAGGCATCGGACGTAGTTTTTTGCCGGCGTAATACCAGCCAGACTTGAGTCTACCTACACGATACTGAACGCGCTTGATGTATGATTCTACGACCTTCCAATCGTCGACATAGTACCTGTCTTTTTTAGAGGTTTCGTAGACCTTGTAAGACGGACTTCCGCGCCGCTGTTCGTGAATAGACTTGATTTGAGCCTCTGTCGTTCCAAGGATAAAACGAGCATTGCTGTACCTTTTGTTTCCTTGGATACGCTTGAAATAGTCAAACAGTCCTTGACCAAAGATGCCGCCATTTTCTTGAATCATCCCAAAAACATAGCCTGGGTCTGCAAAGACTGGACGCTTCATCTTCTCCTTAGCCCAGGCCGAAAACACGCCTAGGTTATTATTAGCGGCTACGCCGGCAGCGGGTGCCATGAACAACGGCGCGAAAATCTTACGGACGTCACGGCTGACGGCGTTGTCCCCCTTCTTCTTGGCCTTGCTTCCAAAACCGCCGTCACCGCCTTTCGTGATTGAAGGCTTTGCACCCGAGAACGGTGGGGTGAAATCGCACATATCCTTGGCGAACAGGCCAGCCTGCTGCTTCACTACATCGGCGATGCTCCTACGCATGACCATTGCGTACAGAGCTAGGTGCTTGGCGAACTGGGTATAGTCGACCTTGATGTCCTTGGCGACTGTGACCACATAGGCCATTACTGAACCTTGGTCTGGACTTTGACGATGACCCAGGCGGAGGGGGTGCGGTCGGTCACGGTCATAATGCGGAACTCCTGACCCCCATAGGCCACCACATTTCCGAAGGCGATCAGCCCCGGATTGGCGGCGGCGTCCGTCCGCAGGAACTTCATGTCGAACGAGGTCTGGTTCATAAAGCCCCCCGTTTCCAAGTCCTGCATGATGGCCGGCTGCGACATCAGCGCGTTTAAGGCTACTGGCGTCCCGCCTGGGACGTTTTTAACGGTCACGGCCTTAGGGATCTCGGAAAGGATTTCCGAGGCGTCTACAGCCCATTCGTCCGTGATTCCCGACATGGGTTTAGCCCATTGTCAAAATAAGAAACCCTCCCCCCGTGGCGCGGGGAGAGGGCTTCGCATTGTCGCTTTAGGGGATTTTAAACTCCCCCGAAACTTACGAGGTGAAGGCGATGCGCTGGAGGGCGTTCGGGTTACCGACCGCAGAACCAACGAGCCAGAGGGCAGACATATTGTGCTTACCGGCCTGCCAGTTGTACCAGTAGCGGAGAGCGAAGGAGAACTTGCTGTCCGGGTCCTGAACGACCATCTGTTCGCCACCGCCGGTGGTCGGGGTAGCAGGAACACGGGTCACGATGACGAGACCTTCCTTGCAGGAGGCCACACCGTTGAGACCTTCGGTGAAGGGCGTACCAGAGGTCGGGAAGCCGTTGTACTCAGAGACGCTGAAGCCGTGGAGTTCCTTGCTGATGGAGTTCTTCTGGATCACATCGCTGTTGCCGTAGGAGAAGGTCTGGGCAACGGACGGGTCTTGGACGAGCTGGCCCATAGCGTCGGGGCTGATGAGCAACTTGCGACCGATGTGGGGCAGGTTAGCCTTGGTGAGGTTCTTCGCAGCGTTGGCCACGGCGATGCGGTTGAAGCCGCTGGTCGCGCCGGAGTAGGCTTCGGTGGCGAAGTTGGCGGCCGTCACCTTGGAGAGGACTTCGTCGAACAGGGACTTCTGGACGGCGTTGGCAATCGGGGCGAAGAAGAGGCGACGGAGGCGTTCCAGGCTGAGGGTGGAGGCTTCGTAGTCGGTGAAGGCGACGTCGACATACTTCAGGTCGGCGATGGTCACCGGGACGTCCGTGGAGACAGCGTCCGAGGGGACGAAGCCGTTGGCGGCGTTGAAGGTGGTGGCCGTGAAGGAGCCGGCGTAACGGGTGTGAACCGTGGTGCCGCGCTCGGCGACGTAGTTGCCGAAGTCGGTGACGGCGATCTCGGTCAGGGGAACGAGTTCGGGGACGAGGGTGCGGAGGGACTCTTCAGCGACGAGCTGGAGGGTCAAGCCACCAATGCTGTTAGACATAGTAGGGAGTTAGGTTGGGTTGGAGAGGGGAAAGAATCAGCGAAGGCCGGCGGCGCGGAGGATGGCCGGACGGTTCTTGCTGTAGAAATCGGAAGCAGCCTTGGGGTCGGTCTGCTTGAGGGCCACCCACTCGGCGGAGATATCCTCGTCGCTCTTGGAGGTAGCGGCGACTTCGGCGGGGGTGACTTCAAGGGGAGTGACGCCGACGGAGGCGGCGATGGCAGCGGCCTTCTTGCCGGCGGTTTCCTGCGAGGCGTGAATTTCCTTCGCCTGGGCTTCGGCCTTGGCACGAAGTTCATCGGCGGCGGCGAGCTTGGCGGAAAGGTCAGCGACCTTGGCGGTGAACTCGGCGAGCGAAGCGTCCTTAGCGGACATCGCAGCGGTCAGTTCATCGACCTTGGCGGACAGGGAGGCAACTTCGCTGGCCTTGGCTTCGACCTCGGCGGTCTTGCCGGTGAAGGCTTCCTTCAGCGAGTTAAGGCGTTCTTCGAGCGTCATCTTGGGTTTAGCCAAGTGTCAAGCCTTGGGCTTGCAGTCGGTGTCGATGGGGGGGCATCCGTCGTCGGGGATTTCCGCCTCATCCTCGTCTTCGTCCGAATCCGTGCCGTCCGGCTTCTTCTTCTTTTTCTTCTTCTTTTTGTCGTCGGAAATCGGGGCGACGCCGTCGTCTTTCTCGCCTTGCTCGGGCGAAACGTCGGCGGCTTCCACCATGTTCATGGCGATCATGGGAAACTTGTGCGGCTCGGTTTTTTCGTGCGCGGCGTACTCCGTGGGGTCGATGGCCATGTACAAGGCGTCGATGCTGTCGACGATGCCGTTGATGAGGTTCTTCTCGGCGGCTTTCTTGCCCGTCCAGCATTGACCCTGCATATCGGCGGGGTCGGCGTAGGTGCGAACCTTGAGGACGTCGGAAATGAACCATGCGTGGGACTCGTCGACGTCGTCTTGGAAGAGTTTACGCTGCTCGGGGGTGAGTGAGGTGCCGGCGAAGCCAGCCCCCTTGGCCCAGCCGGCCTTGATGAGATCGACGCTGACGCCGTCCTGCGCGTAAGCCGCCTTCATGTCGTAGAACGGGATGTAGACACCGATGCTGCCCACGGTGGCCGAACGGCTGGCGTAGACTTCGTCGCATTGGCTCATAATCCACATGGCTGCGGAGCAGGACTGCTTGGACGTGTAACCGATGGTGTGCTTGACGCACTTGCGGATACGGGCGGCGAGTTCGGGAACGCCGGTGACGGTGCCGCCAGGCGAGTCGAAGTCCATGATGATATGCTCGACGCCGGGGTCACGCTCGGCGTCCTCCAGCATCTCCTCGACCTCTTCGACGTCGCAGGCACCCATCATCTTTTCCAGCTCGGTGAGGCCGGAGCCGATCACGCCGCGCACGGGGATATAAGCGACCTTGCCGGTCTTGACCATCGTCGGACGGGGACCGAAGAGCATCTCCATCATGTCCTCGATATCGCCGTTACCCTTCAGGTCGGCGGGAGAGATTTCGGCCACCTTGTCGAGGTAAGCCTTGGCCTTCGCCGGCTCGATGAGAATCGGGGCGAAGGTCTTGAATGCGTTGGAAAGGGAGTACATGAATTATTTGTTGAAGGTTTCTTCGTCGTCCGGGTCGACGTCGTCTTCGACGATCTTCGCACCGTCGTCCATCTTCACGTCGTCGTCGGCGACGGCGGCGTTGATATCCGAAGGGGCGACGTTCTGCGGCTTGTAGAGCATCGAAAGCGGCACGTCGAACTCCTTGGAGAGGTCCATGAGGTAACGCTTCTCGGCTGCGTTCTCGCGCATCTTCTCCTTGGGGTCGAGACCCTCTTCAAGGTAGTTGTCCGTAAGGCTCTTGAGGCCGGACTCGATGTCCATGCGGTTCTGCTGCGCGTCACGACCGGCGTCGACGGTGACACGGCGGGGCGTCGTCCAAGTGACGTTCGTCCAATACTCGGTCGAGCGGAGGAAGCCGTCCTTGATGGCACAGCCGATGACGTAGCCCCATACGGGGGTGAGGAAACGCTGGATCATCACCTGCTGACGATGCGAGAATTTGCGGTCGGCCTTGGCCACCACGAAACGCATGACCGCGCCACCGGCCTTTGTCGGGTTCGCGCTGAATTCGTAGGGGAGCATCCCTGCGAGAGAATCACGCTCAAGGTGTTCGATGAATCCGTCGAAGGTCTTGTTCGGGCGGTTCGACTCAAAGGACTCCAGGCGTTCGCCGGGGGCGAGGGCCAGCACCTTGCCGCCGAGGAATGTCGAAGCCTCGCTCGGGTCGGTCATGCCGTCGCCGTAGTCCTGCGGCTTCATGCCGAAGGCTTCAAAGTCGGACTGGGTGCCGTCGAAGTTCGGATTCTCACGGGTGATCGTGCGGGTGATGTCCGACGCCGTCTTCACGGCGAGTTTTTCGAGGGACAGGATTTCCAGCATATCGACCAGATTGTTGATCGAGTGCTGGAGGGGGCTGTAGGCTCGCGCACCCGAGGCCAGCTCGGGTTCGTAGAGGTGCATCACGGCGTTGGCCGGCACCAGGCGGCTGGAGCCGTCGGAACGGATGACGTTGTAGAAGATGGGCTGACCGTAGGGGCCAAACTGAATGCCGTCCACCATGCCCGGAGGCACTTCGTTATTCGATGAGTTACCGACACGGTGGCTCTCGATGACCTGAAGACGGGGTTCTCCGCCGGGGCCACGGGTCTTGATGATGAAGCACTCGCCGTCACGATCCATCAGGCGGCAGCAGATGTGCTGGAGTTCAAAGAACGAGAACCGTCCCGTGATATCACAGGCTCGGGAAGCCC